ACAAAAAGAAATTAATCACACTGGCGTATATGTCAGTTGGTGTTATAAGAATGATAAATCACATACGTTAGATGAAGTATGGGAAAAAGATAGAGGTTGGGCTTGTGGTGCCACTTCAGGTTATCTAGCTTGTCATAAAGAATCACCATTACGATTGTTTATGTTAGGACACGATTTAAATAGTACAACACACAAATTAAATAACGTTTATAAAGATACAAAATATTATGGACTGTCAGATGCCTCACCAATACCATCGGTAAACTGGATTAATCAGTGGAAACAGTTATTTGTTGAATTTCCTAATGTGAAGTTTTACAAAGTAAACAAGTATGGTATTAAAGGCAACAACTTCGTTGATAGAGAAATTGACGATTGGACAGGTATACAGAATTTAATGTACATAGATTATCCAAAAATGCTTGACATTTTAGGTAATTTGTGATATATTAATAACAATGCGTAACAATAATATAGTTCGAAATATATTATTCCTTCTGGCTGAATATTGCTTAAGAGGGCAAAAGGCGAAGGCAGTGAGGGTTATGCCCGAATGGGTGAAGACACACTGTTTTGCTGTGAGTAGGGACCAATCTTGTTCAGATATTGGACTCTTCCCGGAAGCTTGTGGGTGCGTTCCAACTAATCCCACGAAGGACGCATTTTAAATTATGTTTGATAGTTTTATATACAGAACAATTGATTGGTTAATTACCAAGTTAGAAAAGTTTAGAGAATGGCGAATACAAAGGTCATTACCTAAAGGTGAGAGTGTTAAAGAATGGGCAAAGAAAAATGCCAAACGTGATTAAAACTCTTATAAATAATAATGATACCGATTATACAGGTAACACAAATACGAAATACGATTAATACAAGGAGAAAAATATGGATTTCGAAACATTAAAACAATCGTCAAATAACTTTGACAAACTTACAAAAGCCTTAGAGGCAAATCTCAATCCCGAAGATAACAAATCAGATAAATCAAAATACGTTGATGAACGTTTTTGGAAACCTGAAATGGATAAGACAGGTAATGGCTATGCTGTTATTCGTTTCTTACCTGCCGTTGAAGGTGAAGACTTACCTTGGCAAAGAGTATGGTCACACGCTTTCCAAGACAAAGGTGGTTGGTATATTGAAAACTCTTTAACAACACTTGGTCAAAAAGATCCAGTGAGTGAAGAAAATACAAGACTATGGAATACCGGTTTAGATAGTGATAAAGAAATTGCTCGTAAGAGAAAAAGAAAATTATCATACTACTCAAACATCTTAGTGGTCAGTGATCCAAAACATCCAGAGAATGAAGGTAAAGTGTTCTTATACAAATTCGGTAAGAAAATCTTTGATAAGATTACCGAGGCACTTCAACCTGCTTTTGAAGATGAAAAGCCAACAAACGTATTCGACTTTTGGAAAGGTGCTAACTTTAAGTTAAAACTTAGAAAAGTTGATGGTTATTGGAATTATGATAAATCTGAATTTGAGAGTGTATCGGCGATTGCTGATAGTGATGACAAGATTAAAGAAATCTGGTCAAAACAACACGCTCTAAAACCTTTCTTAGCTCCCGATAATTTTAAGACCTATGATGAACTCAAAGAGAAACTGAATAGGGTAATTACAGGAGTAAGAAGCGCTGATACTGTTGATAAGACAGACCTCCCGCCTCAAACCAACGGTTCAGTGAAAAGTCCTGAAGTTGCTCAACCTAAAGCAACTACTAAAGTTGAACTAAATGATGATGAAGATGATACTTTGTCTTACTTTAGTAAACTTGCTGAAGACGAGTAATCTCTCCACTTCTTAGACTTTGAGGGGACTATAGAAATATAGTCCCCCTTTTTATTTCTAGTATAAATATTAGCACTATGGCAATCAATATTTTAGACCCCTTAGTAGATAAACAAGGTGGTATTCGTAAGTCAGCAAGTTGGTATCGAAATGCGGTATCATCTATTGCCGATAAAGTCACTGCTAGAAAGTTGATAAATCAAAACAAATTAAATCAACAACCTAGTCAAGGTAGATTAAATCTATTTTTTTACGATCCTAAAACAAAAGATAAATTGCCATACTATGATACGTTTCCTCTAGTTTTACCACTAGAGCCAATTAAAGGTGGATTTTTAGGTATGAACTTTCATTATCTACCACCAATATTAAGATTTAGATTATTAGAAAGTGTACATAGTAAGTTTGCTACACGAGTAGAGTTAAATAAAAATAATAAATTTGATGTAAGTTACAATAGAATTAAAAATGTTCCATTTGTTAAACCTACAATTAAAAAATATTTGTATGGTTATGTTAGATCAAATTTTTTAAGAATAGATGTAGATGAAGCTGCTCTTGCTGTATATTTACCTGTACAACAATTTAAGAAACGATCAGACAATTATGTTTGGGGACAAAGTAGAGGTATGATTTAATGGCAATTTTACGAGGCGGAAAAAGAATTGGTGGTTATGATATTAGAGTAGGTATACCACGTGATAGAAGTTTAGAAAATGTCGAAAATGATGACAGATTTAGACAAAAGCCAGGTGGTAATACTGAAACTGTTATGGGAAGATTTTTAGCTTCAGTAAATGAAGCCGAAGGATTTGCTAGACAGGCAAGATATTATGTTGACTTTGGAATACCTAAGGGCATAGAATCTTTACCTGTGTATGATGACGCTGGTGACGGAGCTTTTTCTGGTGACTATGATGAATATAAAGGTTTTACAAATCAAAAAGATTTCTTTTTAGAAGCCAATGGTAAAAAAAGAGTACAATCTTTTTGTAGAAGTGTGAATATGCCAGGTAGAACAATAGAACAAGTACCTGTACAACATAATGGACCGCCGAGAAATATATCTATTGACCATACTTACGGTCAAATTACAGCAACATTTTATAGTGATAAGTTTTTACGAGAAAGACAATTTTTTGAATTATGGCAGAGATGTGCTGTAAATCTATCTTCTCACAATGTAAATTTTTATGATAACTATGTGGCAGATATGAACATTTATCAGTTAGGATCTTTTGTGATGAAAAATGAAAGAGATTCTAAAACTTATGCGTGTCAAATTTATGATGCTTTTCCTACAACAATAGGTGATATTAATTATAATTATGATAATAATAACGTTGTAGAATTTAGTGTTACATTTTCATATAGATATTGGGTTAATTATTACCTTGACAAAAAAGGTAAAATAGATTTAGGAACCTCAGAATTAGATGATTACACAATTAAAAAAACTGATAGAGGTTTGCTAGGCAAACTACCGCCTGAACTTAGACGTGCTGGAACGCAAGTATTAGATCAGATAAGTAGAAGTGTGCCTACAGGTAGAATTACTGGTGGAAGAGTATTTCCACCATTTTTATAATAACTAAGGAGATAATATGGCTTTACCAAAAATTGATGTGCCTACATATGAGTTAACTCTTCCTTCTACAGATAAAGTGGTTCAATTTAGACCATTTACTGTAAAAGAAGAAAAACTTTTATTGATAGCCGCTGAAAATAATAAAGTTGATGCTGAATTAGTTTCAGCAGTAAAACAAGTGGTAGAAAATTGTACGTTTGGTCAATTAAAGGCAGATGATTTGCCTATATTTGATTTAGAATATATCTTTTTACAAATCCGTGCTCGGTCAGTTGGAGAGGTGGCTAAGTTTAGAGTTTTATGTCCAGACGACTTAAAAACTTATGGTGATGTAGAGATAGATTTAACAAAAGTAGATGTACAAGTAGATGACGACCACGATAATAAAATTGTCATTGATGAAAGTAGAAATTTAGGTGTTGTATTAACCTATCCCACATTAAAGAGTTACAAAAATACACAATTATTAGAAGAAGGTAAGTTAGAAGCTATCTTTGATATATTAATTGATTGTATTGACCATATCTTTGAAGGTGAGAAAGTTTTTAATCCTAAAGATAGTACAAGAGAGGAAATTACTTCGTTTTTTGAATCGCTAGATCAAAAATCATTTGAAAAAGTAAAATCGTTTTTCGATAAAATGCCTAAGTTAAAACACGAAACTGAGGTTGTAAATCCTAAAACGAGTGTACGAAGTAAGGTAAAATTCACAGGTTTACGTGATTTTTTCGAATTGTCCTCTCCCACAACACCTTAGAAGCATACTTTGAAACAAATTTTGCTTTGATACAGCATCATAAATATTCTTTAAGTGAGATTGAGAATATGATGCCGTGGGAGAGGGATGTTTATGTTTCGTTATTAGCTAATTATTTAAAAGAAGAAAAAGAAAAACAAGACGCCAAAATGGCTAAAGCGAGGAAATAAATGTCAGACGAACAAATAAAAGTCGCAGAACCAAAACAAAAAATAAGTGTTGACTTAGAAGTTGATACATCAATTAAAGATTTAGGTGTAAATCCTTATGCTAAACTTATTCATTTAGCAAGAGCAGTTGATAGTTGGAGAATATTTCCAAGAGTGTTCATTTCAACATACATCTATCTACTATACAAAGTTGTCATATGG